GCCGTAGCGGCGCATCACGCCTGCGAGGGAGTGCAGGCCGTTGTTCCTGTTGCCCGTGATGAGCGAGCCGTCGCCGGTGAGCGCGACCGGCTGTCGCCGCTTCGCCTCGATGCCTTCGAGCCACCGCTGCGGGATGCCCATCGGGGCTACGCCCTCGAACGGGTCCGAGCTGAGTTCCCATCGGTACTCTCGCCCTTCGATGCGCGAAGGGAACGCGACGAAGTAACGGCCATCGGAGAGAAGGTCGATGCCGTCGCGCAGCTTGCACGACTTGACGCCCTCGACGTACGCGGCGAGGTAGTGCTGACCACCGCCTGCCGTGAGCTGCACCGCGCCGTCAGGCTGCGCGCCTCGCTCGTCGGTCCACGCGCTCCACGAGTCGTCGCCACCGTTGCGCGGGTCGATGTCGAACACCACGAGCCCCGAGACCGCGCCGCAGGCGATGCCCACGTTCCGGTCGTCGTGGCCCTCGAACCATCGACGAATGGTCGCCTCGTCCGTCGTCGCGTCGTTGACGCCGTGTTGCGTCGCGGGCAGCTTGCCGTTCGGCACGATGGGCAGGACGGGCCAGCCCCACGAGGCATAGGCGAGCGCGGCATCGAGCGGGCTCACTTGGCCACCGCCTTCGCCAGCCCCCAGAACGCCCGCGCCTGGTGCTGCTCGGCGTAGAGGCGCACCTCTGCCGCTCGGATGGCGTGCGCGCGATCCTCGACACGCACGATGCGCTCGAACAGCCAGTCTCCGATGATGGCGCGCGCCTGCTTTTCGTCTGCGTTCATGGTCGCGCCTCCAGATAGGCGCTCAGCGCCACCAGCGTCGCGTGCTTCGGGTTCGCGTTCGCTCCGCTCCTGATGCGCGCGATCGAGTTGACGTGCAGCCCCGTCGCCTCGGCCACGATGTCGAGCCGCCGATCAGCGAGCCGTTCCTTGATTTCTTCGAGCGTCAACATGGTTCGAGCCTCCTGCGGCGCATCCTACCACTGTTCGTAGTCTACAGCGCAAGAAATAAAAAACGCACGTCGATGTCGATTGTCTTCGACAACGGGAACGCACTCGCGTAGAAACAACACATCGCCCAAACGGAATCACCCGACCGAGGCGATGAGGAACGAAACGATGATTCTCTTCCACGGCACGAACAACGCCACCCTCGTTATGCACGCCGGCCTTTGCCTCACCGACGATCGCCGCATCGCGGCCGAGTATGGCGCGAACGTCCACGAAATCGAGGTGTCCGGCGAGGCGCTGCGCGTCGAGGTGTCCCGCGAGGACCGCGACAACATGGTCTACCCCGGCGACCGGCAGTCCGAACTCGCCGCTTGGGCTGCGGCCGGCTACGCGATGATCCGCTACGAGGACGAGACCGCGAGCGGGCGCCAGCACACGACGTGGCGCCTCTGCGCGTGAGGCGCACCGCCACTCAGCGCAGCCCATGAGGGAAATGCGGGGCTCGATGCCCCGCCTGCGCACCCCGACAAACCCGAATCACCGGACCAGTCGGAGCAAGGATCGAACATGAAGGCAAAGTTGCACAAAGACGGGAGCGTCACCCACTGGTCGACCTACTCCCAAATGTGGAGGCGTGCGCACGGCATCTCGAACGCCGACCTCGCCGCGATGCAGCCCGAGGAGCGCACGCGCGTCATGCGGCACCTCCAGAAGCACGCGAACCGCTTCGCCGAGGAGAGCTGAGATGGCCATCAGCATCAAACGCACCCGCGAAGCGCACGCCAACGGCGTGAAGCTCCTCGTCTTCGGCGCTGCCGGCGCAGGCAAGACGAGCCTGATCCGCACGCTTCCAAACCCCATCATCATCAGTGCGGAGGCGGGCCTCCTGAGCCTCGTCGGCGAGGACCTGCCGTACGTCGAGGTGTCGAGCATGGCGACGCTGCGCGAGGCGTACGAGTGGCTCGCAGGCTCCGACGAGGCCCGCGGCTTCGAGTCGGTCGCCGTCGACTCCATCAGCGAGATCGCCGAGGTCGTCCTCAACTACGAAAAGAAGATCGCCAAAGACCCCAGGCAGGCGTACGGCGCGATGCAGGAGCAGATGACGGACCTCATCCGCGCCTTCCGCGACCTGCCCGGCCGCCATGTTTACATGTCCGCGAAGCTGGAGAAGTCGACGGACGAGATGGGCAAGGTGTTCTACGCGCCGTCGATGCCCGGCAACAAGACCGGGCAACAGCTGCCCTACTTCTTCGACGAGGTGCTCGCACTCCGAGTCGAGAAGGACGCCGACGGCGTTCCGCAGCGCGCGCTCATGGCGCACCCGGACGGCCTCTGGACGGCGAAGGACCGCAGCGGTCGCCTCGACGCCTGGGAAGCGCCGGACCTCGGCGCGGTCATCCGCAAGATTGCGGGGACGCCATGAGTCGCGAACTCGACGACCTCGCGCATCAATGGTGCATCGCCAAGGCCGAAGAGGCGAACGCGGTGGCGCATCGCCGCACCATCGAAGACCGCCTCGTTGAGCTCCTCGCCCTCGACGAGGGCAAAGAGGGCACGACCAACGCGAAGACCGAGCAGGGCTACGCCATCAAGGTCGTCGGTCGCATGAACCGCAAGGTCGACGCCGACAAGCTGCAAGAACTCGCAGCCGAGCACGGCCTCTCCGAGCACCTCGGAAGCCTCTTTCGCTGGTCGGCGGACATCAACGCCGCAGCCTGGAAAGCCGCCGCACCAACGATCACCGCGCCGCTCCTCGGCGCCATCACCACGACGCCGGGTCGCCCGTCGTTTTCCATCACCGCTCCCAGCAAGAAAGACTGAACAATGGCATCATTCGACTTCAACCCGTCCGACGTTCCCGCCACCGAGAAGTCCTTCGAGGTGCTCGCCCCCGGCTGGTACACCGCCAGCGTCACCGGCGCCGAGGTGAAGGCCACGAAGAGCGGAACGGGTCAGTACCTCCGCGTGGAGTACACGATCTCGGGGCCGAGCGGCGCAGGCCGCAAGGTCTGGTCGAACTACAACGTCAGGAATGAGAACCCGAAGGCCGAGAGCATCGGGCGCGAGCAGCTCGCGGAACTCTGCCGCTGCGTCGGCCTCGCCCGCGTCAACGATACCGACCAGCTCCTCGGAGCGAACGTCAGCGTCAAGCTCAAGGTGCGCGACGCCGCCAACGGTTACGAGGCGTCCAACGAGGTGCAGGCCCACAAGGCCCTCGAAGGCTCCGCGCCGCCCGCCCCTGCTGCTGCGAAGGCTGCTGCACCGGCGAAGGCCGGGCCGAAGCCGCCCTGGGCGAAGTGACGCGCACGTAGTGCGAAGAAGTGAGGGCCGCCGCCGGAAGGCGTTCGACGGCGGTCCTCGCTGTTTCCGATAGCACCAGCCAGAGCAAGAAGGCCATGAAGATTCCCGAACCACAGAACACCATCACCGCGCTCATCGACGCAGCGCACGAGGCGAAGCGCGCATCGCACAAGGAGGCGTTCCGCCCGCACATGGGCGCGTCGACGCTCGGCGAGAAGTGCGAGCGTAAGCTCTGGCTCAGCTTCAGGTGGGCCGTGCGCGAGCAGTTCCCAGGGCGGATTCTTCGCGTCTTCCGTCGCGGGCACCGCGAGGAGGAGACGGTCGTCGAAGACCTGCGCGCCATCGGCATGAAGGTGCGCGCCACCGGCGCAGACCAGACGCGCGTCGAGTTCGGCTCGCACGTCTCGGGGTCGATCGACGGCATCATCACCGCAGGCGTGCCCGAGGCCCCAAAGGCTGCGCACGTTCTCGAAATCAAGACGCACTCGAAGAAGTCGTGGGAAGACGTCGAAAAGCAGGGCGTCGAGAAGTCGCAGCCGAAGCACTACACCCAGATGCAAGTGTACATGCGCGGAACCGGCGTCGACCGGGCGCTCTACGTTGCAGTCTGCAAGGACGATGACCGCCTGTACACCGAGCGCGTGCGCTACGACCGCGAGTACGCGGAGCGCGCCATCGAACGCGGTCAGCGCATCGCGCTCTCCGACGAGATGCCGCCGCCCATCAGCACGGACCCGACTTGGTACGAGTGCAAGTGGTGCAGCGCGCACGACCTCTGCCATGGGTCGGGCGTGGTTCGCGAAGTAAATTGCAGGACGTGCGCGCACTCGACGGCAACGGAGGAAAGCGTTTGGACGTGCGCGCGACACGGCGAGAACGTCATCCCGACCGACTGGCAACGCGAGGCGCACGACTGCCATGCGCTGCACTTCGATCTCGTGCCATTCGAGTTCGTAGGCGTGCGGGACTGGGCGATCGTCTTCCGCATCGACGGCGCAGAAGTCGTCAACGGCCCCGGCGGGTTCAGCTCGTCTGAAATCGTCGCGAATCCGAGGGCCTGCGTTGACCCTGACGTGGTGAGGCTGCGCATGAAGTTCGGCGGAAGGATTCTCGCGTGAGCGCGTCGACGTCGACCGTCAAGCTCCGGGACTACCAACAACGCGCCATCAACCAGCTCTACTCCTGGTTCGAGTCGCACCCGAGCGGGCACCCGTGCCTCGTGCTTCCGACGGGCGCGGGCAAATCGCACATCGTCGCCGCGCTTTGCCGCGACGCGCTCACGAGCTGGCCGGAGACGCGCGTGCTCATGCTCACGCACGTCAAGGAACTCATCGAGCAGAACGCCGAGAAGATGCGTCAGCACTGGCCAGGCGCCCCCATGGGCATCTACTCGGCGAGCATCGGACGGAAGGAACTCGGCGAGCCCATCACCTTTGCGGGCATCCAGTCGATTCGAAAGCGCGCCGCCGAGGTCGGTCACGTTGATCTCGTCATCATCGACGAGTGCCATCTCGTCAGCCACAAGGATGAGGGCGGATACCGCACCTTCATCGCCGACCTCGTGCGCATCAACCCTGCGCTCCGCGTCGTCGGTCTCACCGCGACGCCGTACCGTCTCGGGCACGGCCTCATCACCGACGAGCCTGCGCTCTTCGCCGACCTCATCGAGCCGGTGAGCATCGAGGAACTCGTGCACAAGCGCCACCTGGCCCCGCTGCGCTCGAAGGTCACGCAGGCGAAGCTCGACACGGCGGGCGTGCACAAGCGCGGCGGCGAGTACATCGAATCCGAACTGCAAGCGGCGGTCGACACCGCCGACAAAAACGCCGCCGTCGTGCGCGAGGTTCTCGCGCTCGCAGGCGACCGAAAGAGCTGGCTCTTCTTCTGCTGCGGCGTCGAGCACGCGAAGCACGTTTGCGACGCACTACAGGCCGAAGGCGTCGCCGCTGCGTGCGTGACAGGCGAGACACCGAAGGCCGAGCGTCAGCGCATCCTAGCGGCGTTTAAGCGCGGAGAGCTGCGCGCCCTCACGAACGCAAACGTCCTCACGACGGGGTTCGACGCACCGAACATCGACCTGATCGCGATGCTTCGCCCGACGCTCTCGCCGAGCCTCTACGTGCAGATGGCGGGACGCGGGCTCAGGCCGAAGGCGCACACCGATCACTGCCTCGTGCTCGACTTCGCTGGCGTCGTCGCAACGCACGGCCCCATCACCGCCGTGCAGCCGCCGGACAAGGCTGGCGAGGGCGACGGCGAGCCACCCGTGAAGGTCTGCGACGAGTGCGGCGAACTCGTGCACCCGACGGCGCGCGTGTGCCCATCGTGCGGCTTCGAGTTCCCGCCGCCGAAGGAGAAGAAGTTCGCGCTCAGGAACGACGACATCATGGGCGCTGAAGGCTCGGATCTCATCGTTACCGAGTGGGACTGGCGTAGGCACGTCAGCGCGTCGAGCGGCCTCGAAATGCTGCGCGTGCGCTACTACGGCGGGATCGCCGAGAAGCCCATCGACGAGTACCTGACGATCGCGCATCCTGGCTACGCTGGCGACAAGGCGCGCCGCTCGCTCGCGACCATCGCGCAGAGCGCAGGTACTTCGCCAGGCTGGGCGCTTGAAAACAACATCGACGCGATCGCCGCTGCGATGAACGATGCGAAGCCGCCGCGCGTGGTGACGTTCGAGCGTGATGGGAAGTTTTTCAGGGTACGGAGGCGCGAATGGTGAAGCTGAAGACGATCAGAGAGTGGCGCTCGGTCGTGAATAATCCGCCGCGCTGCTGCGTGAACTGCGACCACTACACCGATGCTTACTGGAGCACTGACGAGATATGCAAAAGGTACAACGCAAACCCTCCGCAGGAATACGCCGAGTCGGAAAACGATTGCCCCGAGTGGGTGCAGATGATTCCGTTTTGACCGAGCGAATTCCCACCGAGCACGAAGAGCAACGCAACCTCGTCCGATGGTTCCGCCAGACGTACGGGCTCGTGAGCAAGGGCGGGGTGCGCATCTTCGCCATCCCAAACGGCTCGCAGCGCAGCCGAACGACCGGCGCGAAGCTGAAGGCCGAAGGCGTCAGCGCCGGAGTGCCTGACCTCTTCATCCCGGCCTTCTCGCTCTGGATCGAGATGAAGCGCTCCGAGGGCGGAAGCGTGTCCGCCGAACAACGCGACTGGCACACTTACCTGCGGAGCATCGGCCACACGGTGCTCGTTTGCCGTGGCTTTTCCCACGCGAAAGAAGAAATCGAAGCCTTCGTGAGAAAGATGTAGACGAGAGTTCTTTTCTCTCGTAGAACATCACTCGTCGACGCAATCGCGACGACGCCGCCGAACGGGCGGGGAACTGAGAAAGGCAACGACGACGGACAAGGTTACTCTTCACCGCGACGGCAGCATCACCTTCTGGTCGGTCTACAACCAGTGCTGGACGCGCACCGTGCGCGTCTCCGATCGCGAGCTGGCCGCGATGCACGCCGACGACCGCAAGCGCGTGCTGCGTCAGATGGCGCGCTACAACGCCGCGACCGAGGCCCTCTGATGAGCATCCTCACCATGACCATCGCAAACCAGCTGGCCGACGACGCTTGCGGCCCCGAGTGGGGTTCGCAGCTTCGCCGCGATACGAAGCGCGGGCGCATCGCCCGTGCGGCTCGTAGCGCCGCCGCTAGCGCGCTGATTCGCCACCTGGGCGACGTTGCGCCGGGTGCGTGGCACTACGCCGCGCCTGGCTTCGACGAGCGCTTGGCGGTGGCGCGTAGCGTCGCAGGCGAGGCCTTCGAGGCGGAGGTTCGATACCTGAGGAGTCACGGAGCATGACCGATTACGAATGGATGACCGGCTGGTTCTATCGCTACGACACGAAGCGAGCCAAGGCCCACTGGCTTGAATTCGGTAACTCGTTTTGCGGCATCGTGCTCTCGCCGAAGAGCGCACTGCAAGACATGACTGGCGCGCACGACGAGTGCAAGCGGTGCATGGCTGCGATTCAGAGGAAGGCATGAAGACGGTGGAGGAACTGGAAGCACGCCTAGAGGTAGCCACGCGCGAGCGCGACGAAGCGCGCGCCGAAGCGGGCATGCTGGAAGACCGCTTGAGCGAATCGCGTGCTGAGGTGGACCGCCTCACCGACGAACGCGACGAGCTTCTCGGTCGAGTGGCCGACCAAGGCGCGGAGCTTCGCGCGACGCGGGAGGCGTACAACGGAGCCCGCACCGACGTGCCCGCGCTCATCGCAGAGGTCCGCAGGCTGCGCAAACTGTTGGAGGGGACGCCATGAAGCCGTGGAAACCGTTGCCGCCGGTGCCATCCACCAGCACCATTCCAGAAATCCTCGACGCAATCGAAGGACGCTGGCCCGAAGGCCGACTTGCAAACAGCGACGCACGAGCGGACGTGCCCGCGCTCGTCGCGCGAGTGCGGGAGCTGGAGGCGGAGCGCGGCAAGGCGCTTGCGGACTATCAAGACCTCGGACGCGTCATGCACGAGGAGTGCGAGCGGCTCGAAGCGGAGTGCGAGCGCATGAAGACCTTCGCGGCGCAGAACTTCTCGCAGATGATTCGCCAGGAGGCCGAGCAAATGCGCGAGTACGGCTTGAGCTACGAGGGCGTGCGGCAGGTGCTGCGCGAGCACGACGACGGGGAGATCTCGTTCGGCAAGCTCATGGACCTGATTCGCGCTGCGGCGCGGGCGATGGCGCAGCCAGCGGTGACGTATTCCGAAGGCGAGACGCTGTTACGCGCGCAGGCCGCAGAGGCGCAGCAGCTCGCGAAGCAAATGATGGACGAGCGCGACAAGCTCCGCGCCGAATGCGCCGCGCTTCGCCGCGAGATCGCCGCGCTCATGGACGACCACTGATGCGAGTGCGCCTTCCGCCCCTCGAAGTGGGCCACCGACACCACCACCTCGTCTGCATCAGCGTTCGCCCCGTCATCCTGCGGTGCGACTGCGGCACTGAGTTGCGCAAGCGCACGCTCTCTCACCTGCAAAGCGGCATGAAATCGTGCGGCTGCGTCTTCCGCGCATCGCAGGCGAGGCGCCTCTCGTCTCAGCTCGACGGCCTCGGGTTCGAGGCGGTTGCGTACCACGAGGGACCGAAGCAACGCTATTCAACGTGGGACGTGCGCTGCGTGCGCTGCGGCGAGGCGTCGACCATCTCCGACACGCATCTGCGCTTCGGGCGCATCCGAGGGAGGTGCGGCAAATGCCCGCGCGACTAGACCTGACCGGGCAGCGCTTCGGCCTGCTCACCGTCTGCGAGCCAGCGCCACGCCCTGCAAGCGACCGCAAGGGCAACACCTGGTGGGCGTGCGTGTGCGAGTGCGGCGAGCGCGTCACCGTTCGCGCGACGCACCTACGCACGAAGCAGACGCGCTCGTGCGGGTGCGTGCGACGCTTCGACCTGTGGGGGCATCGCTTCGGTCGTCTCGTCGTAGTCGACCGCTCCGCGAAGCAGCTCGACGGCCTGAGCCGCTGGGTGTGCGAGTGCGACTGCGGCTCGCCTGCCGTCCTCCGCGATGCCTGGCAACTTCGATCCGGTGACACAATCTCATGCGGCTGCGCGCTCAGGGAGGCGCAGGCGAAATTTGGAGAGCGCGCAACAGCCGCGCGAAGAGGGCGACGACATGACTGACCATGACACGATCGCCCGCATGGCGATTCGCCTCGCGAGGGGCTACCGACAAGGGTGGGCGATTAGAATCCCGAAGACGCACGGCGTCGAGTGGAACTGGACGACGGCGAGTGAGTACGCGCAGGTCGGGCGAAGCCTACCTACGTTCGACCGCGCCGCTGGAACCATCACCTACGCGACGAACAAGATGCGGTGGACGCTAAGCGTCGACGGTGACATCGAAGTTGAGATCGATTCGCAGTCAGGCCTCGCCTGCTCGATCGAGGCGACGCGCTGCGGTGGAGCGAACGCCGCTGCGACGCCCTGCATCGTCGCTCGGGTGCCGGACCTCGACGGGCTCAGCTCGCACGACCTCTGGAAGGTTGACGTGGCGATCACCTCGCTCGCCTGCGGCCCCTGGAAGCCGCTGCACAACCTGCCGCCGCTGCGCGTAGTCGGCGACGTGATTCGGCTCCCTTCGACGCCCTGCGCGCTCGTCTACGTCGGCGACAGGATCACTGCGCGAAGGCCGGATGACATCTCGTCGAATCACCCGTTCGAGGAGCATCTCGCCGAGTTCGGTCGGCGCGGCGGCTTCAAGAAGTGGGAGAGACTGCTTGTTCGAAAAGTAACGAAGGAAGGCGTGTAGAATGGAACCGATGGGAAGTTTTGCAGAGTGGAAGTGCGGCGCGTGCGGCGTCGTGCGCAACGTGCCGACGCGCGAGGTCGAAGCGGTGAAGCATCGACGAAGGCGCGCCGTCGACTGGCCTACCGGGTGGACGTACCGGGCGACCGGGCGCTTCGGGCTCGTCGTCTGCGACCGCTGCACGCAGCGCGAGGAGGCGACGCCATGAGCCTTCCAAGCATCCGACGACGAGGCCCAGACGGGCGCGTTCACGCGAGCGCGTCGGCCTACTGCGAGAGCTGGCGGCGCGAGCTTGCCCCGCTCGTCGAGCTGACCGGCTGGGCCATCCACTCCTTCGGGCACGAGTGCGCGAAGTTGGTCTCCCCGGACTACCAACACACGCAGGTCATCGACCTTGCGTTCGCCGAGGCCCTGCGCGGAAAGCTGCCGAAAACTTTACCCGCCGACGCGAGCGCGCGAAAGTAGTCGCATGAAGGCACGCTACGCACTCCGACCGCAAACGACGCAAACGCAACTGCGCGGCATGAGACCGCCCGTCTACGCCCTGCGCTTCGAGCTTCCCGAGCCCCGCAAGGGGATGATTCGGGCGTTCTTGCTCGACGTGCTCGCGGCGACGCTGGCCGTCACCGCTGGGCTAGCGCTCATGGTCGACGGCTAGCGACGCGCGCCGAACTTCCCCGTCATCGCACCGACGAGCCACACGAGGAGCCGCACCCACCAGGGACGCGGCTCTTCGTCTTTCGTGAGGCCGATGCCGATCTGCGGAAGCGTGGCCACGGGTGGCGCTTCGCCCACCGGACGCGGAGCCTCATCCCTGGGCGCTGACGGGGCCATGGCGGGGCTTTCGGGCTCGGGAGCAGGCACACTCGCCGCGACGCTGACAACGGGCTCAGTGGGCGGCATGGGCGTCACTGGCGCGGGATCGGCGGGCATGGTGCGCGTGTACTCACGAGCGAGGCTGCGCACGGATGCGCGGTAGGCGTCCGGGTCGCCCGTGAAATACCCGAGCCGATGGCACTCGGTGACGTAGGCTTCAGCGTCGCGCGTCGTGACGGCCACCTCGACGGCGGAACGGTAGCGGCCGAGGAGGAAGGCGACGTGGTGCTCAATCGCAGCGTCGAGGCTCTCGAAGGCGACGAAGCGATTGACAGGATGCTTGCCCTTGAAGCGCAACGTCCACAAGTCGCCGGAGCGCTCGACGAGCTCGACGGTCGAGTCTTGCGGCACCTCGTCGAGGTACTTCTGCGCGGTGCGCATCGGCAGGCGCTCCGTCGTGGCAAAGTGCTGCCAGCATCCAGGCCAACTCTTCGAACACTTGATGCCGCCGAGGTTGTAGTTCATCACGCTCTTGAAACGCCCCGTCTCCAGGGCCATCTGCCCAAGCATGATGGCGACGGCTTCACGCGGCGGCGGTGCCCCGAGCTGCGCGGCAAGCTGAAGGCGCAGGGCTAGGTAGACTTCGGCGGCGTGCACCGGCGTCGCCCTAGCAGGTAGCTCGCGCGCGGTCACGTCTTGCTCCGGCTGCGATGCGCCGCCGTCTTCGCGGCGATCTTCTTCGGCTGCTTCGCAAACTGCTCGCCGCGCTTCGTCGCTTCGCGCTTTGCGCGCGTCGTTGCGGCGTACTCCGCAGGCGAGAGCGCTTCACGCGCGGCCTTAGGCAGATAGCGTTCGCCGGTCGCCTTCGCGCCTTGCGTCGACGGCTTGCCGCTCTTCGTGCCCCAGTCTTCGCGCGTCCACGTCGAGAGCGACTTCTGCGCGCCTGTTTTCGCGCCCTCGTAGCCACCGCCCGCTTCCTTGTACTCCTGCGCGACGATCTGCGCCTTGCGCGCGCTCCACTGGCCAGGCTTGCCGCCCTTGCCGCCTGCCATCACGCGATCCTTGATGCGCTCGCGCAGCGCGGGCTTGGTGTACGTCGTCACGGTTTGCTCCTACGTCAGCCTGCGCAACGCCGCTTCGAGCCGTCGACGGTCGAGGCCCTGCGAGTTCAGCGCCGCGATGCTGATGGCCGATTCAAGCTCCGGGTCAGCGTCGCACGCTGCGCGCAGGAGCATGTTGGCAATCTCAGCAGGATCGAGCAGCCGCGCCGCGACGACCGCCGCCTGGCTCTCGGGCATGAGCAGCTTCCCATCGTCGAAGCGAGGAAGCTGACCGATGGCGTCCTCGACCTTCGCGACGACGGTGATCACCGTGTCGAGCCACGTCAGCACGTTCGAAGCCGTGCTCATCGCGCACCTACGTCGTTCGCGCACGAGCCAGTGAGGAGGCCGCGCTTCACCAGGCCGTAAGCGGTCGCGCACGCCGCAGCAAGCTGACCGTCTCCTTTGTCGAGCGCGGCCTTTGCGCAGTCCCCGTCGAGCGTGATCGCGTCTGATGCGACGCGGGCGCACGGAGAGCCGCAACCGGCGATCGCGCTCGGGACCACGAGCAGAGCGAAGAACTTCACGAACGTCTGCATCACTTGCCTCCTTCCGTCATCTCGCCGAGAGCTTGAACCATCTTCACGGGGTCGACGCCGACCGAGCGCATGAAGCGAGTGAACGCTGCAAAGCGTGGCGTGCGCTCGCATCGCTCGACCCACTGTTCCGGCGTCCGCGTGCGAAGGAGCACATTCAGCACGCCGGAAACGACGGGCCACCAGACGGCGACCTTCAGCGCAAGGGCTTCCATCACTGCACCTTCGTCTCGACGACGGCGACGCGCTGCGAGAGGTCGCCGAGTTGCTTCGAGTGCGCTTGCAGGTCGGAGCGAAGCTCCTTGCGCATCTCGTGAATATCGTCGCGGATCTGCTTCATCGCTTCGGCCATCGCGTTAAACGCACTCGCGAGCTTCGCGGCCTCGGTGCGTGTGCCGACGTAAACGCCGACGATAGAGCCGCCGAGAGCGAGGAGCCCGATCAGTTCGCCGATGCGGATGCTGTCCATATCAACCCCTTACGTCAGACGCCGAAGACGGTCCAGTTGGCTCCGTTCCAAATGACGAAGCCAGAGAAGACGCCGCCGCCTGCGGCAACGGCACCAAAGGTAGGCGCTGCCGATAGGTTAGTGCAGCGCGCCATCGTGCCGATGGGAGGGCCAGCGGGAAGGTTTGCAAACGTCGACGACGGCACGCCGGGACCGACCGAGAAGCCATCGGCTGCGCTCGTCGGGTCGGTGCCCTTGATGCGGAGATTGCCCGTCGACGAGTCGACCCAGAGACGCCAGCCGCCAAGCTCGAAGACTTCGTTGACGCCAGCGCCGAGCAGGCGGAAGCGAAAGGCGTTGACGCTGCCGCCGACGGTAAACGTCGAGTACCCACCGCCGAAGCTCATCGTCGTAGGGCCGACGTACGACGCCGAACGACTGAGGAAGACAGAACCGCCATCGGGCAAGATCTGCGTCGTTCCCGCGCTCGCGTCGACCTTTGCGCCAAACAGCTTCGAGCAGTTGACGATGCGGGTGATCAGCGCCGACGCGGTGAACGAGTACGCCGTCGAGCCCGTGCAGTCGATCGAGCAGCCGTCGAGGCTGAGGTCTTCGCAGGCGTTGCCGTAGATGCCGACGACAGACGATGCGGAGTTTTGACCGACGAACGTGCAGCCGTAGGCAAGGCACGCGGTCGACGTGCCCACGCCGCCGTCGAAACTAAGGTGCCGCGCAGTCGTGGTCGACGTCGTAGTCGTGAAGGTGCATCCGAAGAGGCGAACGTCTCCAGCGCCGTCGAGGACGTTGACGTTGTGCACCGCGTTCGAGCGGAACGAAGCGCCGGTCGCGGTCACGCCGCTCGGGGCCGCGCCACCATCGGCCGCGAAGTTGAGCCCGTGCCGCCCGTTCGACTCGAAGGTGCCGCCGACGATGGTCGTGAAGAAAGCCTCCTGACCGACGAGCACGCCGTCGAGGCCGCAGACGCGCGCCCATACGTCGTTCAGCGCGTTGTGCGCGCCGCGCTGGAGCTTGATGCCGTTCGTGCCGCAGCTAAGTAGCTCGACGCGCTCGAAGATGCTCTGCGACGTGTAGTCGCAGAAGATGCCGTCGCCGGAGCCGACTTCGCCCTGAATCGTCAGGTCGCAGACGTGCAGCGACACGTTGAAGAAAAGCAGGTTGCCGATCGACGTGATGCAGGGGCCTTGCCCGTAGTTTCGGATCACCGTGTTGCCGCGACCAGCGCCGCGAAGCGTCTTCGCTGCTAGGACGTTGGGGATCTGAATCGCCCCGTTCGCCGTCGTTCCGTCGTTCGAGACGCGGTACGCGCCCTCGGGAAAGAACACGTCATCCGCCGCCGCAATCGCCGCGTTGATGGGCGCGGTCACGTCGATGAGCAGCGTGCCTGCTTGCACGTCGGCGATCTGCGCCGCCGTCATGAAGTCGAAGACGGACACCGACTCTTTCAGCTTGCTCGTGAGCGTGCGCGTCGTCGAGCCGATGCCGCCTTCGGTGTAGTTTACACGGTCAGCGCTGATGCTGCCCGTCGTCGACGCGAGCGGGATGCGCACCGTCGAGTTGAGGGACGAGAAGACGAGCGTGTTGTCTGATTGGTTGACCGCGATCGAGAAGTCGTCGGCGTCGACGTAGAGCCGGCACGCCGCGCCCTGGTACTGAGGGAAGCCGTTGAGCGTGCGCACGGGCTGCGCCGCTGGGATCGTCAGCGCCGCGTCGACGTAGACCGGGATGGGGTTCGACTGCGCAGGGAAGCCAGCCGCGCCGAAGTAGAGAAACCCTGCGTCGAGCGGCTGGCCGTCGCGGTCGTGAAACGTCGGAAAGGGCTCGGAGACAGAAAAGGCGCTCATGGGGTCGGTTGCTCCTCGGTCGGCTGCTGCGTCGCCTGCGTCGCAAGCGCATCGCGAATCCAGCGGTCGCGGTCTTCGATAGCACGCGGAAGGCCGACGGCGTTTGCGAACTTGGCGAAGACCGGAGACACCGCGAGCGAGCGGATGTTGCGGTCGGATGCAGGTCGCACCGCAGCTTCGGAAAGGAGTCGCTTGAACTCCTCGCTTGCGAAGAGGTCGGACGCTGCCTTCACGCCGCTCTTGCGAAGCCCCGCCGCGTTGATGAGGCCAGCAGCGGCGGCAGCACCGACGGGGCCTCCTACGCCTGCGCCAAGCGCCGTCGTGGCCATCTTTCCAACGCCGCCACGAAGGGCAACGTCTGCGAACTTCGCAAGCGCGCCTTCGACGTTGAGCTGGTCGATGTAAGCCTGATTTGCTTTCCCTGTGCCAAGCACGTTTGCGCGCGCATCGGTAACGCGCTTTGAAACCTCGTAGAGTCGGCGGAGGGTCTCGTCTGCGCCAGTGCCAAGCGAATTAACGATCTCCTTGTAGACCTTCGGATTCCCGCGCAAGCCCTGATAAAGCTTCGCGTACTCGGTGAAGCCGAAGGCGTTCGGGTCCATGCCTGCGATCTTCGCTCCGCTGCGCGCCGAGTTGGCAAGCGCCGTCGCGAACGTCTCGCGACGAAGTTCCGGCGGGACGCTGCTCACGATGTCGCTGAGCTGATTGAACGCCTTGCGGTCGCCCTCGGCTGCGCCCTTGAGCGCCGACTTCATCAGCTTCGCAACGCTGTTGTCTGCCGCCGTTCCAAAGCCCTCGACGACTCGGTTGTCGAGCGCCTTCTTCTTCGCCCAGAGCACGTTCGCATCGGCGATCGCGGAAGCCGCTTCGGTGTCGCCAAGTCGCTCCGCGACGGCGAGCTGCTCTTTGCGCAGGATGTCGTAGTAGCGTTCGAGCTGAACCTGATCGACGTCCTTGTACTTGTTCCCGATGCGCTTCTCGACCTGATCGAAGATGGCGCGCTTCTCGCGCATGAGCGCGTTGTAGGGAATCTCGACAAGCTCGCCCTTGTCGTTCTTGCGAACGAGCGCGAGGAGTCCCTTTTCCGCCTTCGTGAGCTGGCTCGGGAGGACCGTCTTCGTCACCGATTCAAGCTCGGCGGCAAGGTCAGGGAGCGTGATCTTCGTCTCCTTGCCGACCGCCGCGTCAAACTGGTCGAAGAGCGGCTTCGCCTGAGCGGCGAGCTCCTTCGACTGCTCGGTAAGCGATGCGAGCACGCGATCGGAAACCTCCGCGGGCGCGGGCTTGCCTTCGACGAACGTCGCACCGAACTCGCGCATGAGGTCGTCGGCGCGCGTCGCCGCGTTCTTGATCGTCTCGCGATACGCCGCCTCCTCTGCACCGCCAGCTTGCGAGCGCACGAGGCCAGCCGCCGCGCGGAGCTGTGGATTATCGGCGAAGACGTCGATCGGAAGATCAATCCCGAGCGCCTCCGCGTCGGCCTTCGCCTGCGGGTTCACGCGCGCTAGGTCGACGAGTTGTTGCTTAGCTTCAGCCGACCCAATGCCGCCGCGCGATGCCTTGCGCACCATGCTGGCAAGCTCGGCAGGTTCAAGGAACTGCTGCGCGGGAGCCGCAGCAGTACCAGCGGCACCAGCAGCGGCGGGCGCGGCAGCTTCGACGGCCTGCTCGACGCCAGCGACCGCCGCCTGCGCTGCGGAAGGCTTCACCGCTTGCTTGACCGCACGAGCTCCACGGGTGACGAGCGAGCCTGCGCCCTTGAGCGCCGCGCCGACGCCTTGCCCGAGCGCTTCGCCCGCGACGGCCTTGGCGACTTCACCAGGCTCGAACTGGCCACCAGTCAGCGCAGAGACGCCCTCCACCGACGTTTGAACGCCGCCAGCGGTGACGAGTGCGGTCGCAAGCTGCGCAGCCTTCCCGAGCCCCATAGCGGCGGCAGCAGGCGCAACGATCTCCGACGCTGCAATCTGCGGGAGCAGCTTGCCGATCGCGGGCGCGACGTCGCTCGCCTGGAGTCCTGGCTTGATGGCGTATTCCTGGCCGTTGATCGCTGACCGAAGGATGTAGTTTCCCTTCGCGTCGACGCGCGCCATCACGCCTGGAAAGTTCTCGCCGATGACCTGCGCGACCTCTTGCGGACCAGATGCCGCAATCTGCCCGAGCGCAGCCTTGAAGCCAGGCCCGCTGAACTGGTTGCGCTCCGGCATCGCGCCGATGTCGGGAAGCTGCTCAATCTCTGGCGTCGTGCGCGCAGCGCCCGTAAAGGCTTCCTTCAGCTGCGCGATGAGTCCAGGCTCTTCCTGCGGCGCGGCTTGTGGCTGCGCTGGCTGGGCGGCTGGCTGCGCCTTCGCCGCACGCGCTGCGGCCAAGTCTTCCGGCGATGGCCCTCGCTGAAACGAGGCGATGCGTCGGCCTTGCGGCTGCTCGGCGGGCGCAGCTTGACGCTGCGCGTAGAGCTTCTGCGCCTGCGCAATGACCTGATCCTGAGAAGCGCCCTCGGGGCCTTCAAGTTCAATCGTCGATCCGTCCGGAGCTTGTACCGTGTAGCGTGCCATCACTTACCCTTCGATACGCTGACGATGCTCCAGCCGCCGCCGCTCGTCATCGGCTGCGCCTGCGAAACCTGCGGCGGGGCCTTCGAGACTTGCGGGCCTGCTTGCGCTGCTGCCTGCTGCGGCTGCTCCTCTTCGGGCGCAGAAAGGAAGATGGCCGACGGTTCGAGGTTAAGACGCTTCGCTTCGGTTGTGTACTGCGTGCGGAGCCGATCGCCCTGCTTCTTGTACTTGTCCCAGATAGATTTTGCCTGTGAGCGATAATTCGTGCGCTGCGTTGGGTCCAGCCGCTCGCCGCTCTTGAGTCGGTTGTACTCGTTGCGAATTCTCACGTCGATGCTAGCCGCATTTTGCGCCGTCGCGAATTCGCCTTCTTTGACGCCTGTTCCAGGGTCAAGCATTTTCATGTAATTGTAAATGAGGGCAATATCTCCCTCGGGAGTCTCCTCGGCCGAGGTGAGGCGATCGTAAGAATAACGCTGGTCTGAGATGGGCTTGTAATCGCGAGTAAAATCGTCGCGCAGCTTGCCCTCGACGCCGATCTGATCCTTCAGCGAGAGCGCTGGCTTCGCTGGTCCACCGGCACCCATCGGCTTCGGCTTCAGCTTGTCGACTTCGAGTTGTTCGCGAAGATCGGCGAACCTCGCCTTCGCCTCTGCGATCTTTGCATCAGCGTACGCCTTCAGATTCGTCGAATCTTCAAGCATCCGTTCGCGGCGTTGGTCTTCGAGTTTGACGAAGGTCTCGTTGTACTTCTCCGGACCCATCGCCATCGCGACCGCCGTGTTCAGGCTCGTCTGCGCTGCGTTGAGGTCGCCGAAGAGGGCCATGTTCTTCTGCACGTCTGCCGCTTCGGCCTCGCGCGTCTTGCCCGCGTTGCGGAGAGCCTCGGCTTGACGTTCGAGAAGGTCGCCAGCCGTGATGCGGTCTCCCGCGTTGAGCGCCGCGACGATCGGTTGAATTTCGGCAACCTTCGTTTCGCGCTCTTGCGTGCTGAGGTTCGCGAACGGCGTCTTAAGCTGCTCGGCCGCTTCGGGGTACTTGATCATTAGCTCGTTGAGCCCACGCGCGCTGAAGCCCTCCGCGCCTAGCCTGCCGAGTTCTCCCTGGAACTCTTGTGCACGTCGCGCCTTCGCTTGAAGCGCCTGGTTCTCCAACTCCGTCTGGCGACGCTGCGCCGCCATTGCGTCAGCACGCTCCATCATGCCCGCGAGCTGAATGCCCTGCTGAAGTCCACCGGTTACGGCCTCGGCTGGATTCGGTACGTTTAGCGTATAGTTGAACGGCTGCGTCATGGTTCCCTCGTTCACGCCTTCGGGGCGAACGGCCCCTTACCCATTGCCCCGAGCCCGCCAAGCGTGCCGAGTGCGCCGCCGACGCCGCCGAAGAGATTCGACATGCCCTGACCCTGCGACATCGCCGCACCGGCCTGCGCTTGCCCCATAGCGCCAAGTTGGCCCATGACGCCCTGCGTGCCCTGCTGACCGTAGCCTGCTGCGCCGAGCGCGCTTTGCGCTCCCATGCCCGCGAGACCGCCGAGCTGGCCCATCTGCTGCTGAATCAGCTGCGAGAGCATCGCGGGGCGGAACTGCGCAAGCGCCGCCTGCGTGTTGCCGCCGCGAAGTCCGCCCGTCGCGCTTGCATTCTGCAAGATGGCTTCTTCGCCCTGCTGCACCATCGCCTGAAACTGTGGCGACGATTCAAGCTGCGCGATCGCCGCTTGCTGCGCCTCGGGTCCGCCGAGGCCGAGCAAGTTCTGCTGCGCGGTGAGCGCGCCTTGCCCCGCTTGCATGTAGGGTGCAAGGAGACGCTCCATCTCGGCCTGCTGGCGACGCTGTTCGGCGATCGCAGCCTGCGACGCCTCGCGCTGCGCGCCCGACGCTTCCTCGGCGGCGCTCTTCTGCGCCATGTAGCCGCCAACCCCGGAGATAACCGACCCGCCGATGACCGCTGTTGCAACCCAAGTCATGGAACACCCCTATCAGAGAGCGCGTGCTCTCGCAGCTTATCTACTAGCGCAGCCGCCTCGTTGTGTGCTTGCCACGTTTCGCTTTTGCGGATGAACGCATCCTCAATCTTCGCGAGGTCGCGCTCTTCGGTGGCGTGCACGTTCTGCCAGACGGTTTCCTCGTGCGCGATGGCCACCTTCCGCCCAGGCGGGGCGATGAACGTCATCGGCGCGACGAGCGTTGCGACGCCTTCCGCCGTTGCGATGGTCACGCGGCCCTTCAACATGATGTTGACGTGCTCGGTCTTGTGCTCGTGACCAACGACAAGCGCGCCCGCTGGGATGACCATTTGTCGAATGTAAATCCCAGGCGCAAAGAAGTGCTCAACGGGGCAATCGACCTGCGGAAGGTCGAGCATCGCTCCTTCGAGCCGCTCGATCTTCTGCACGTCTTCGCTCGCCCGTGCCTCTGCAAGCGTCATCAATCGCCCTCAAATTCCTTCTCTTCCCACGCCTGGCACGAGCGAAGGTCATGGCAGACGAACGAGAACTTCGTGCAGAAGCCACGGAAGCCCGCGCCGACATCGAACGAGTTCCACGGGATGCGCTCCATCTTGAGCTGCGTCCCCGGCGTGTTGTCGTAGTACTCGCAGTTGGAGCAGCGACGACGGCGCGCCTCGGCCTCGTCGACCTGCATCGCCTTCGCGAGTGCGCGCCAGTACTCGCCGTTTGCTCCGCGCTCGTTCGACGGCTGCTCGGGACCGAGCTGCCAGTCTTGGATCACCATGAGCGTGTTTTTCTTGTTCTCGCTGGTCGACGGGAACGGCTTTTCGACGGGAATTCCGAGCATCATCATGTGAATTGCACTCCATTCGCGGAACCGTAGAGCACGCCTGCGACGCTGCACGAGTACTGCACGACCTCGCCGGGCATGAGCAGCGCGCCGATGACCTCGGGGCAGAGGTAAGTCTCGCCGGGGAGGATGGTCTTGTCCTTGATGCGCGGCGATGCGCTAGCAGGGCCAAGCCACACGGAGAGCGTCACGTTCGCCGTGTGCTCGTTCGTAAATGCCATGTAGTCGATGCGCGTCTTCGCGGCGTTCGACGTGTACGCGGTGCCCTTCACGTTCGGCACGAAGCCGGGGGCGATGATCTGCGAGGGAGTGACGGCCATGGCTTAGGCTTCCTGCGTGATGGTGAGGATGACGGAGGGGATAGCAGGCCTAAATGCGGCCGCAGCGAAGTGTTCGAGGCGCATCGCGAGCGTCGGCGAGGCCCACACGAGCTCGACGTAGTCGCCGCCTGCGAGCTCAAGAAGGAAATTCCACGCGGCGACTAGCTCGTCGTTGTTGCCCTTCATCTGGATGAGCGTCGCGCTGTCCGGTACGTCGACGCCGTTGATGCGAACCCAGACGTAAACGGGGTCAGAGCCGCCCGAAGTCTTGTCGAGCTGAGCGGAAAATTCGAGGTTGTAAACGCCCGCGTCGGCGACGTGAATGCGTGAGGTCGTCGCAGAGTCGCGCCAGACGCCGCGCTCGAAGCTCGTCGAGTTGAGCGTGACGGGCTTGCCCGTGTTGATCGCGGTCAGGGTTTGACTCGTTGTGTCGTACCACGCCCCCACGTTCCGGCGCTTCGGCACCTGGGGCGGCAACGTCGCACCGACCATCGCCAGCTCGGAAACGGCGTTTAACGCGCGTTCGGCAGCCTGGGCGATAGCGAGTGCGTTCGATGCCTCGATCGCCCCGTCTTGGGCCAACTGTGCGACGACACCGGCGAGCTTGTTGACGCCTGCGAGCGCCGCACCGGCGTCGAGCGTCACCGCGTCGAGGCCCGTCGTCTGAATCTCGTCGACCGTCGAGAAGAGAAGCTCGAATTGACGGATCTGCTCGTGCTCGACGAGGAACTTTGCGAGCTGGTCGCGGGTGAGGCCAAGGCGTCGAATCGTCATCACCAGGCCAGCGGTTCGAGGGCGGCTTCGAGGCGCGCGATGGGCAGGTGCGCCCACGAGTCACCGCGAAAGCGCTGAATGCGAAAGCGGCGCATCGAGCCTTGGCGACGCCAAGCGATGCGATGTTGCCGAGCGCCGAAGGCACCGACGCGCACCGTGTGGTCGACCGACCACGTGAGGCCGTCGAGGCTGTAGCTCGTCGAGATGATCGGGTCGGTGCCGAAGGGCACGGAGCCAGGAAGCGCGATCAGCTCCAGCTCGTTGAAGATGGCCCCCGCGGACTCGTTGAAGAAGATCGGCGTCGTGAGTTCCCACCGCACGCGCTCGCCCCAGTGCGTCGAGACCGTCTGCACGAAGTGCCCGAACGCTGCGCTCAACGGGTCGCCGACGCACCAGCGGTCGTAGGCCCAGACGAAATTTCGCGCGCGGTACGTCGAGAAGCCTTGAACGGCGCTCGTGAGCACGAACCAGACTTGCGTCCCGAGAGCCTTCGACGCCTCGCCGTCGAAGACGAGCGTGCGGTCGGGGAGATGCACGTAGAGGAACGTGTGCGCCCGATCGTTGCGCGCTTCGAGCTTCACGCCTGCGAGCTGCGCTTCCGTGTAGGTTGCAAGAATCTCGTCGATCTCTTGCGTCGAGAGCTTGTTCGCCTGCGCGTTGCCGCCTAGGTAGATTGCAGGCGCTTCGTTGCGCCCGCCACCGAGGAACGCGATCGCTTCCTGGTAGGCGCAACAGGCGAAGGTGCCGACGCAGCCCTTCATGATCTGCGCGCCCTCGATGCGTTGGAACGGG